TGCCGACGTGGTCGTCGACGCGGTCACCTCGCACTTAATCGCACGCGATGCAGAGATGTCTGAGGCGCTCCTGCCCGCCATCAATCTTTTAACGATTGAGACTGACCTGTTTCGATTGCAGGGCTCTGACAGGTGACCTCTATCGACGTCTCGTCAACCCTTGGTGGGCTGGGTATATCTGGCTACGCCCGGGGCGACGAGTTTGTCGCGGAATGCCCCATGCACTACCAACGCACGGGGAAGACGGACTCACACCCGTCGTGGTCAATAAATCTGGACACCGGACTGTTTCTTTGTTTTTCGTGCGGATACAGGGGCTCCATAATCACACTGGTTTCCGACCTGAAGGGAGTCAGTTTCGACGAAGCCAAAACACTCACCGTCAAGCCAGACATCACCGACAGCATCGCCCGCATACCCGGACCCCAGCCAATTGTCAGCCATAGGCAGACCATCTCTGAGTCACAGATATACCGCTACTCGACACCCCCAAGGTGGGCGATGCGACGACGACACCTCACTGCACAGGCGTGCGAAACCTACGGCGTGAAGTGGAACTTTTTATCAGAGTCGTGGATTCTTCCTATCAGAAATCCGACGGACAACTCGCTGCTGGGGTGGCAGGAAAAGTCAGAGGTGGAGCGTCACTTTCGCAACTACCCTCTTGGGGTAAAAAAGAGCGGAACCCTGTTTGGCTACGACGCTTTTGCAGGCGGGCGCATGGTGGTTGTCGAATCCCCACTTGATGCGGTGCGATTGCACTCGGGAGGGATCACTGGCTGTGTAGCCACCTTCGGGGCCATCGTGTCCAAAGTCCAGTTACTTCTCATGAGCGCCGCCGACGAAGTGGTGTTCGCTCTTGACAACCCGTTCACGGATGACGCGGGCAGAAAATCCAGCATCGAGTTGCTGAAAAACACGCAAGGAGTTCTAAGAAGCGTTCGGTTCTTCAACTACACCGACCTCGATGCAAAAGACCCCGGTGACATGACGGTTGACCAGATACGGCTCGGTATTGAGAACGCCAAGTCCCGTGCTTTTGGAAAAGCCGCCCTTGGTGGAGTCGCGTGAGCCAGCCCGTCTACGAGATTTTCTATGTGGAGCCCGACGGTACTGATCTTTTATTTATGGGCCCAACCACCGTCTGCGTATGCGGCAACCAAGTATTCCACGCACTGATCTGGTTCGACGAGGACAAAACCATCGCTGGCTACTTCACGGAAATGGTCTGCGCATCCTGCGGGTCACTTCTTAGAGGAGCCACCGAGATTGACGAGGAGTTTCAATGACCTTTACTGGCACACTACTTCCTTACCAAGAAGAGGCCGTGGACAAGATGACCGAGCGGCGCAAGGTTCTTGTTGCCTACGACCTCGGATTGGGAAAGACAGTCCTAACTATCTGCGCTATCGAAGAACTACGAGACGCGAAACTTTTGACCAAACCCACTCTTGTGGTCTGCCTATCTAGCCTGAAGTACCAGTGGAAAAAGGAGATTGAAGAATTCTCCACCGAGAATTCTCTTGTTATTGACGGCACCAAGGGGCAACGCGTCAGCCAGTACGTGACCGCCGAGGCGTACTCCTACGTGATCATGAACTATGAGCAGGTAGTAAATGACTGGGATTTCGTAAAAAACATAGAGTTTGACGCTCTCATCATGGACGAGGCAACAGCCATCAAATCATTTCGGTCGAAGCGCTCAAAGAAAGTCAAAGAACTTTCACGCAGCGTTGGCATCAGGTTTGCACTCACAGGGACTCCCATCGAGAACGGCAGACCCGAAGAACTGTACTCAATTTTGCAAAGCGTTGACCCCACCGTACTTGGACAGAGATTTGACCTCTTTGACGCAACCTTTATCGTCCGAAACAAGTTTGGAGGGGTTGACCGTTACAGGAATCTTCCCAAACTGCATGAGCGAGTAATGATTGCGTCGGTTCGCAAATCACAGTCCGACCCCGACGTTGCCCCGTTCCTTCCTGAAACTATCCACAAAGACCCCATCATTATTCCGTTTGATCGAAACTCTTCACTTATTTACCGAAAAATAGCCGACGATCTTGCCCAAGAACTCACTGACGCGCAGGCATCTTTTGGCTCAGGCTGGAGCATAGACGCACACTACGGACACGGGGCCTCAACAGGTGGGCCCGAGGATGCTTTGCGGGGAAGCATCATGAGCAAAGTCACCGCGCTGAGGATGCTCTGCGACCACCCCGCGCTACTGTCTAGAAGTGCAGCCCTGTGGAGCCCCTACGGAAATGAAGGCTCTAAATATCTTGCAGAACTATTAGAAGACAAGAAGATACTGAATACCGTATCTAAAGCGAAAGCACCAAAACTTGAAGCACTCACTTCCCTCGTGGCTGACCACCTGTCTAGCGATGACGCCAACAAGGTAGTGATTTTCTGTTCGTACGTCCTCATGGCAGACCTGATTCAAGAACAGACCGGCGGCGTTGTTTACACAGGCGCCATGAACGCGGTTGCTAAGGAAGCAGCGAAGGTTCAGTTTCAAACAGACCCCGAGACCCGTGTGCTGGTCTCTACCGATGCTGGTGGTTACGGGGTTGACTTACCACAGGCAAACATGCTGGTCAACTTTGATCTCCCGTGGTCAAGTGGGCTCTCCGTCCAGCGCAACGGCAGGATCAAGCGTGCATCGTCTCGTTGGCCCTCTGTTGTCATTCAAGACTTACTGATGTCGGAGTCCATTGAGGAACGTCAGTTTGAGGTCTTAAACCAAAAATCCGCCGTTGCATCTGCCGTAATTGACGGCAAGGGGATTAACACTCGAGGCGGGGTCGATATGACCGCAGGATCTCTCATCGGGTTCCTTGCCGAAAATCAACCCTAGATGTCAGACCCTTGCTGTATCTTTAATAACACATAAACACGACACGCGCTTTCGAGTCTTGCATGATCTGTCGCAAGAGTGTACTGTGAGCGCTACATCCGAAGGGAGAACATTATGGCAAAAGTTTCTGGAGACAGGCGGGTGCCCGAGCCCGTGAACTCTACCGAGGCGATGGTTCGTGAGTACAAGAACTTGAAGATTGAAACGGACAAGTTGTCTAAGCGTCAGAAAGAACTGCGTGACCGTCTCATTGAGGTTGTCACCGAGGGTGGCTACGAGGACGACCAAGGGCATATGTGGCTTGAGTTTGACGAGCCTCTTGACGGTGTTGCATCTCTCCAGCGCCAGCGGCGTGTTGCCCGCGCTGTCAACGACGACAACGCTGAAGAGGTTCTCACCTCGCACGGTCTCTGGGACGAATGCACTGAACTTGTTCGGGTAGTTAACGAGGATCGCGTGATGGAAGCACTTTACGACGACAAACTGTCCGAGGATGACGTTGACAAGATTTATCCACCAAAGGTGACCTACGCGTTGGTGCTTAAGTGAACGAAGTCGACGAGTTCCTTTCCTCCGTGGACACGTACTACCCCGGAAGCAAGGTCAAACGACGTGTTGCCCCCAGCATCTCAACAAAGAACATTGAAGACTGGCGCAGCCGTTCTGTGAAGAAAATTCTTAATGGACAAGAGCAGGAGTTCTTTCACCCCGGTGCGATGGCGCTGGCTCTTGGTAAAACAACCGTCACCATTCGGCTCTGGGAACGCAAGGCTTACATCCCCAGTGCTCCCTACCGACTTCCGGGGTACACCAACACCTCGGGGAAGCAAGTCCCGGGAAAGCGTGTTTATTCCCGGGAAATTATTGAGGTCACGATTGAGGAATTTTCTAAGAGAAATCTTTTAGGAAGTGCCCGCGTCGAGTGGAAAGAACACCACGACCTCACCATCGTTCTTTACGAACGGTGGAAGCAAGTTCTAGACAACAACACTGCAAATGCACACACTGCCTAGGAGAAAAATCATGCCAGTTGCACAAAGAAAAGTAGCAAACCCATCTGATTTCATTGCAGATGGTGTCGAGATGGATCTTGATAGCGACGAAGAACTACTCGAAGAAGACAGCGAAGACACAGTGTCAGAGCGCACGTCAGCAGTCCAGTCTGGATGGGCTGCCGCTTTGAAAACCGCGTCAACGGAGCGCAAGTTCACGACAGAGTTTCGTTTTGACGAGGAGCCACAACTAGTTAAGTTCTTGGACGCAACCCCGTTTGCTGTCTTTCGCCAGCACTGGATCGAGCGCCCCGGACGCAAGTCGTTTGTGTGCCTAGAAGATGAGTGCCCACTATGTGGTATCGGGGACACTCCACGACCTAAGGCAGCATTTAGTGTTGTCAACTTGTCAGCCGAAGAACCAATTGTGGACATTTTGCTGACTAGCCCCACACTAACTCGCCAACTAGCGGCCTTTGATCAAGACCCGAAGACAGGTCCGCTCGACCGTATCTACTGGTCGATGTCCCGACAGGGTCGTGGTCCAAAAACGGTCTACACAGTTCTTCCTGTCAAGCCTCGGGATCTGTCTGAG